CATTTGTAGAGGATTAAAAGTATAAAAAGAAAAGAGCCAATTAAGGCTCTTTTTATTTACATTCACAATCATTCTTAGGTTGTTCTGTGAACTTGAGACAGTCAGGTAAGTCCTTACCGTCTACCACAGGAACATATTCAACCTTGAATTGGTGAACCCTAAATACTCCACTTGCATTGTTGTCAGGAACTACTCTAACCTTTAGGTATTGTCCTTCAGGAATAATAAGTGTGTCACTCATTTCCATAGCACCATCAGTAACTCCTGTCATCTGCCAATGGACTGAACGCTGTTTAAGCATATCATCTGTGTAATTTTCTCCACTATGATATACCACAAACTGCATTGTGTTGTCTTCATTGGCTTTAAGTGTTGTACCATCAGCACACCATCTAATGTATACTCTATACTTTCTGTCTGTAAGTTTTCTACGTTTGTCATCACTATCAAAGTCAACACCTGTAGTTGAATCCATGTAAAGAGATACATCATATTCTTTGGTGATAGGGTAAAGGAACGTAGCAGAAGATACAGCAGAGTTTCTAGCATAGTTTACTTGAACTGTACCCATATCTCCAATAGTTGCTAGGTATTCACCCATACACTGAACCATATCCCATAAGGCACAGATGTTTTCAATGTAGTGATTAAGCTGACAAGCTAACTTCTTAATGAAGGAACTAAAGAACTTAGGATTATAACATTTTTGTGATTCTGCCATACAAGCGAATCTACCTACTCCTTTGTTATTTTCCTCCACAAGAGCATTACAGTCAGCTACCATAACATCATCACAGTCACAGCTATCATACCAACAATGGTCTTTTGCATTGTCCTTATAGCTTGTGAAGGATGCTTCATTAAGCTTTGTTTCTTTCTTATCAGTTGCTACCATTAGCTACCTATCTTTCCTTGTCTCTTCCAGCTACCACTCTTACGGATATAGCTTGCAGATTTGTTACCATTAGTATCACTAGGTGACTTATCTCTTCCTGCTAGAGAAGAGTCCATTGAAGTATCTTTCTTGCTCCAAGAACCTCCTACACGCTTAATCATATTTGTGCTATTAGTGGTGAATGATTTCCACACACCTGCTTTTCTAATAGCCCATGGTCTGATATAAGTGATATTTCTAGAGTAGATAAACCTAATGACATTAGTTCCACTATTCACCAAGATAGTCTTAAATGTGCTATCAGGGTGATAACCTTCTATAGGTTGAGCAGGAGCACTTACATTAGTTCCTACCTCTTGCCTAGTCATAACTGTATCAGTCTTTAGCTTTCTTCCAGTTCCTTCCTCTACATACTCAACAGTAACATCTCTATACTCTCTATTCCTATAGTAATGGAAAGTAAATTCTGTGTCCTCATTGATATTAAGTTGGAAGAATGTCTGTCTTGGAGTGTAACCTTGGATGACTTTAGCTTCTTCTCTATGACTAGTACCTGCATCTACGCTGTACACAATAGGAGAAGCAAGCTCTCTACCTGTCTCAGCATCAACATATTTTACTCTAAGATTAACTTTCTTAGGTGTAGGTTTAATCTGTTCAATAGGGTAGTAAACCCAATTACCTACCTCATCATAGTCACCATGAATACCAAGAGAGAATTGCTTAACATCATCTATATTTATATCAGGGAAGGAGAAAGTATTCCACAAGTAACCTGACTTCTGTGTATCCCATCCTTCTTTAGGGTAGATAGGCTCTCCACCATAGTGAGTGTTCACTAAGTGGTCTCCTAGCTTATGCCATTGACCATCCCTAGTTTGATATTGGATATTGGCAAAGAAGTTATAGTCAGCACTACTATCACCAACATACTTTACCCTTTCACCAGTAAGAACTCTAAAGTCCTCTCTTGCTGTAAGGATAAGTAAGTTGATTGTGATTTTTAGTGTACTACCTTCCCACCAAAAGTGAACCCCTGTACCAAAGTTTCTAGCTCTAAGAGCACTCATGTCTTCATTAGAGATATAGAAGTAGTTACTGTCACCACCTCCAGGCCCACCAACTACATAAATTTTGGTATGGTCTCCTCGGTTACTATAAGTACCCCAAGTATAGAGACCCTTACCATCCTTCCAACTAGCCATTAACCAATACCTCCTGCAAGGTCATTTTCTGTGCTTCCATTATTAGTTCTAATAAATGAGCTTCCATCTGTAGCTCCACCAAACAAGTTAATATTACCTGTAGCTAAGTGTCTGTTAGGGTCAAGTGAGCCTTCAAACACAGTAGAACCAGTTTGTCTCCAAGCACCTGAACCTTTAAGGTCAGTAAGCAATTTCTCTAATGCACCCTTTAGTTTGTTATACTCAGCTATAGGAACATATCCACTAAGGTTTGGTTGAGGGATATTCACAGAATTTCCATTTGAAATAGATAAAGTGTTTCCACTGATAGATAGTGTTTGTTTATCATTATCAGGCTTAGCTTCAAGCACACCAAGTCTACGCTTAATGTCTGCATCATTGTAAGGTGTTGCAGTAGGAATATCTACCTCTCCACCACCGTTAGATAACACAATCTTGTTACCGTTCTTACTGATAGTTTGTTTATCATTAGGAAGGGTAACTGAGTTACCCCTCTCAATAGAAAGAGTCCTTGTGTTAGCATTAAATGACAGTTTTCTTTCAATGTTAGTATCGTAGTTAGTAATACCTTGTACCTTGACATTATTATCACTAATCTCTGTGACCTTCCATATACCCCTATTGATAGTTCCATTGTTACTATAGTAGTCTTCTACTGTATCACCAACTTTAATACCATCAGGGTTACTAAAGTTTGATTTCAGTACAGTTACTACTATGTTCTTATCAGCCCTACCTGGAATATCTCCATTGTAGAACCTATGCACAGGTTGACTATTATCAGGTAGGGTTACAGAGCCACCATCTGTAAGAGATAGTGTATTTCCTGAAAGGGATAATTTTTGTTTAGCAGGAGCAGGTTTATCCTCCAAAGCCTTAACCCTATTTCTCAATGCTGTATCATCATAAGGCACAGAGTCTTTTGGAGTAGGTAAATCAATTTCCCCTCCTCCGTTTGATAACACAAGCTTATTCCCTTGCTTAGAAATAGTTTGCTTATCACTAGGTAGTGTCACTGAATTACCATTTGAAATTGATAGGGTTCTATCATTAAGTGTAAGGGTTTGGTTGTCATTGTCTCTTCTACCTTCCAAAGCAGTTACTCTATCACGTAAAGGTTTATCATCATAAGCTACTGCATTGTTTGGCTGTGGTAGGTCAACTTCTCCTCCACCATTAGATAGAATGAGCTTATTACCTTGTTTAGAAATGGTCTGTTTTTCACTTGGTAAAGTGATTGTATTACCACCATCAATGGATAATTGTTTTGTGTCAGGATTGTAATTTAAGTTCTTACGTAGGTTAGTGAAATAATTACCAATACCTTGTACTTTTACATTATCTCCATCAACCTCTAATACCTTCCAAATACCTCTACTAACACTATTAGAGTCTGTAGCAAAATCCTCTAGTGTATCCCCAGCTTTAATTCCATCAGGATTTCTGAAGTTATTTTTGCTCACAGTCTTTATATCAGCAGGATTACCTGCTCCTGGAATATCACCATTGTAAAATCTGTGAATAGGTTCTTTTGGAATTGTAGGAGCAGGTTTGTCTTCTAGTGCTTTTACCCTTGCCTTAAGGGAACTATCATCATAAACAGTATCCTTATCAGTCTTATTCTCTAGAGCTGATACTCTAGCTTTAAGAGCAGAATCGTCATAGGCAATAGACTTAGTGTCTTTATCTTCAAATTCTACCTCTTTGCGAGTACCATCAATAAATGTGTAAGTAAGTTTAACCTTACTACCTTCCCTAGAAACACCAATACCTGATACAAAATTATCTGTTCTACCCTCTAAGGCTGTAATCCTTTTCTTCAGTTCTGTGTCATTGTAAGAAACAGAGTTACCTGCTTCTCCATTGACACGAATCCATCTATCTCTCTCAGGAGCTAGTGCATAAAGGTTACCATCAGGAGTTCTGAATAAGTGGTCAAAATCACCCATGAAAGTATCAGGTAGTTTATCCACAGGAGCAATCCAAGTGTCTTTAGGGTAGGTACAATCTCTACAAAATGTATTTGGATTTCCTCCACAAGAATAACAACTCATTATCCAATTCCTCCTGCTAAGTCATTTTCTGTGCTTCCATTATTTGTACGGATAAAGTGTCCTCCATCAGTAGTATTACTGAACAAGTTGATGTTACCTGTAGCAATATTACGGTTAGGTACAAAGTCTCCATCTAGTCCACCTTGCCAAGCTCCACTAGCTTGCAAGTTATTTATAATTTTTGTTAAAACCCTTTTGAGCTTTTCATTCTCTGCTCTTAGGGCTGAATCATTATAAGGCTGTGCTTGTTCAGGAATAGTACCTGAAAAGCTAATTGTACCATCTTGAGAGATGGTAATCATATTGCCTGCTTTATAGGTAGGAGCACTTCCTCCACCACTGTTATTGGCTAACCAACAAAGCTGATTAGACACATTTTTGTTAAAGCACCACTGTGAGTAGGCAAACTTGGCTGTTTGGTCTACAATATCACACAGTTGACTGTCTCTAAGGACAAGTGCGTGCATTTTAATTTTGTCATCATTTTGTGCTAAGAGTGATTGGCAACCTGTCTTACCAACCACTATATCTTCACACTGACAGTTTACACAATCTGACATTATTTATCTCCTAAGCAATCAAAGTTACAGTCTGTTAGACTACATAGTTCTTTTGGAGGTTCAGGTTTAACTGGTTTTTGTGGCTCATGTAAGTCAACAACCTCACCTTTAAAGTAGTTACCAAAGAAACTCATAATCCAACTTGTATCCCTATTGTTATCCTCATCAATATAGGTAACTCCAGGGTGATTAGCTATAATATCCCAATCAATAGAAGAACCTACTCCTGCAAAGACTAAAGAGCCTTTAGGAATACTGCTCTCATTTTTAGCATTATAGCTCTCTTCTGCTACTGCATATTTACCTTTTCTGATAATTCCAGAACCATCAGGATTATAGTAAATTGTTCTACTGTTATTGTAGTACACAAAGAACCCTTGTTTATAGTCAATGTCATTCACGACATTTACTGTAAGTAGGTTTAAAGGTGCTCCTGAATCATCAAAGAAGTCAAATGTACCTGTTACTCTATAGAAGTTGCCTATTGAGATTGATACAGCACCACTCTCTGACCTCACAGTGAGCCATTCTTTCTCCCCATAAGCACCACTAGTTGTAGCATGAGAGCTTAAGTCCATTGATTTAAAGGTGACTTTCATGTGGATAGCCTTACCACTACTTGTAACCCCTACATTTCTTAGAATGTTATAAGCTCCTGGTCTAAGGTCTCCTCCAACAAAGTCAACAGCTTTATTACTACCAAATGAGATACCACCTACAGGGTATTCTACACCTGGTTTTGTAGTTGCTATAGCTAGTCTAGAGTAGTAATCAAATGAACCTGCTCTTGCAGGATTAGGTCTTCCTGTAATGATAATATCGTCAACTTCATACTTGGAGCTATCACTACGCATCTCTGCTATTCTACGTTTAGCGCTTTCATATCTAGCTACTTGTGCATTATAGTAAGAAAGTGCCTCATTGTAGACAGCTTGTGCATCATTAGAGTTAGGTGCTTTATTACCATACCGTCTAATGATGTCAATGTTTTCCTTAGCTACAGCAGGCTTAGCTATCATTTCACCTAGTTTACTATTGATACACTTATGAACTTCACAGATATATTTCATTTTCTCTTGAAGTCTTTTCATTCTCTTGAATATATCACATATAGTTAGGATGATTTCTCTAAGTCTACACCACAGAAGGGCTATACCTTTTTCAGTGTTAGGAATAATGTCACACTGCTCAGAGTCTTTTACAATATCACCAGCTCGTTTAATGTCATTTTGCTCTTCATTGTTGTCACACCATTTACCATTAAACTTTCTGTCTTTGCAGTTACAATTACAACTTGACATAGTACCTCCTAACACTTATCACACTTAATCTCACAAGGTTTAGGTTGTGGTTTAGGCTCATTCTCATTTACATAGCTTGCTTCAACACTACCATAAGTATTAGCATCTACCCATTCATCAGCAGTGTTAAACAATTCTAGGACTGTTGCTTCACCTGGTCTAAATACAAAGTCTTTTCCAATAGTCATATCAGAAATGCTATCAGACCAACTAGAACCTACATCATAAGATTTAGTAAAGTGTGTTGTTCCACTAGAGGTTTTAATTGAGAATGTTGCTTGAGCAGGATAAGCCTGACCATCACCACTATATTCAATACCTGTGAACTCTATTTTTGCAATATGTGAGTTAATTGAGCTATCTTCATTTAGTGTATTGATTTGTACAATTTTTCCTTTTACTACACCAGTACCACGTTCTGTACCACTCCACACCATATTCCATTTAAGCTCAAATGAGCCATCATTGGAAGTTTTAATGTCTGTGTAGGTAGTTGCACCATGAATTTCTACTGATGAACCTTTTGAGCGCATTGTAAATGTAACATTCTTAAGCATATCATTTTTAGCTTTCTCTACCACAGCCATAAGAGCCTCATTTTGGCACTTAGCTACAGCACACATAGCATCTACTTTTTGCTCAAGGCACTCAAGCTTTCTAATGATATAGCATAAGAACCCTACAATGTTCTTGATTACACACCATACCCCATAGAAAGCTTGTCTAATTGCCTCAGGAAGATTACACCAGTCAGATGTTGAAATTTTCCTCATGGCAGGTCTAATCTTTAGGTCATTTAATTCTAGTAACTTGGCACAGTTCTCTGGTCTTGGCTCAACTTTCTCACATTCACAGTTTTTGCTCAAACAGTTATCTGCCATGTTAGTTACTCATTTTCTTTTTTGTAAGAGATACTTGAAAGACCAATAAGTGCTCCTAGGAAAGTATCTAAAGCAGTTAAAATAACAACAGGTGTTGTCATGTCATATCCTAATTGAACACCAACAACCCCTGCAAATGTTGTAAATGCAGGGAGTGCTGTTGTAACAATGAATTTTAGGATGTCATATACTTCATTGTTCAATTTCATTATGTTACCTCATTATTTCTTAAAGATACCAGGGATGTTTATGATGATACGTTTGTTAAAGATATTGGCATCACTTGTAGCATACATTCTTACTGTATCAGCTCCTTTATCCATCCAAATGGATGTATAAGTATCTCCTACCCATACTTGAGCCTCAATAAGCTCAGCAGGTTTAGGTGAACCTTTTGGTAATTGTGCAATCACAGCGCCTTGACCAACAGCTTTAAGAATCTTAAAGTCTACTTTTAAGATACCCACACCTGTACTACTAGAGTAAGTAAGAGTTATTCTAGGTGACCTATCTGTATCAAAAGTACCTTCTTGAACCATATCTCTATTAGTGAAAGTCCCTCTATACACAGTAATATCAGTTGCTTTTTCTTCTTGCTTAACAATAAGATTATCAACTTCATTCTTTGTGTAAGTTTTAGACTTATCATAGTAGTTAGCTAAAGCACCATTGATGTTTACATTGTAAGTGTTAGCTTCTTCTGTCTCAGTGTGAGTTACTTTAACCCCTTCTGAATCAGTTGTAACCACAGTAGGTTTAACTGTAGGAATAGTAGGTGTAGGAAGCTCTACAGAGTTACCATTAGAGATACTTAGTGTATTACCTTCAAGGGATAATGTCTGCTTATCTTTGTCCTCTTTGGTTTCAAGAGCAGAAAGTCTAGCTTCATTATTAACCTTAATTGTAGCAATATCACTTAAAGCACTAGCCACAGAGCTTCCTAGGTCATGTACCTCTTCTTTAAGCTCTGAGTCATCATACACAGTATCTTTGTCTTGTTTGTTTTCTAAGGCTTCAATTCTTCCTCTAAGGGCACTGTCATCATAAGCCATAGAAACAGTATCATTATCAGTAAACTCTACTTCCTTATTGTCACCATTGACCATAGTGTAAGTTAGTTTTACTGTGTTACCTTCTCTAGATACACCAACATTAGACACAAAGTTGTCAGTCTTGCCTTCAAGGGCTGTTACTCTATCTGAAAGAGGCTTGTCATTGTAAGGAGTAGGCTCAGGTTTATCCTCAAGGGCTTTGACTCTACCTTTTAGTTCTGTATCATCATAGCTTGACCCTTGCGGTCTTTCCTCTAAGGCTGTAATCTTGCCTCTAAGCTCACTATCATCATAGATAGTATCTTTGTCTTCCTTTTCCTCTAAAGCTGTAAGACGAGAGTCTGTGTGCGTTCTGAGAGCAGTTAAATCATTCTCAACTCCTTGAATTGCACTTTCATTAGCTTTGATACCTTGTTTAACTTCTGTGTCATCATAGATAGTATCTTTATCAGGTTTCTCTTCTAGAGCAGTCACACGGTTAGCTAAGGCTGTATCATCATACACAGTGTCCTTATCTTCCTTACCTTCTAGAGCTACAACTCTATCAGTAAGATTAGTAAGTTTACCATCCTGCTCTTCATTCTTAGTACCTAATGAGTCTAGTAAGCTTTTTAAAGTCTCATTGGTTTTTACTGTGAAAGTTACATCACCATTTTCATTGAGTGTTTCCTTTTCCACAGTGATATAACCTTCACCAAGAACACTAACAACTTGAGGAGTAAGGTCAATAGCATCATAACCACTTCTGTCAGGTCTTAATACATAAGCCTTAGTATCTTTTCCTTCTCCTTCTTTGGGAACAACATAGATATAGTTAAGGTCAGCAGTTTCTTTATCAGGAAGTGCTTCTACAACCTTAACAATAGGCTCACGTTTCAATAGGTCTTTCAAGCAATCAAGCTCAATCTTTACCTTTGTCATTTAGTCTCCTTTACTTCAGTAACAATTACTCCATCAGCAGACACAGTGAATGTCTTATCAGTTACCATTACACCATCTTTATCAAGGTAGTACCAACCATTAGCACCTTTGACCATGTAATCTGTCTTCATGTCACCTTTTTCAGCATCTAGGTAGTACCATTTTTCCTTGTCTTTAAGCCATCCAGTTTTCATAGCTCCTTCTTTAAGGAAGTAATACCACTTGTTATTGATTTTCTTCCATCCATCTTTCACCATAGCACCATCTTCAGCTAGATAGTACCAGAATCCATCTGAATGTTTAATCCACTTGTTAGAGTATGTGTAACCACTTCCATCAAAGTAGTACCATACATCTTTAATCTTAGCAAATCTATTCTTAGGGTAAGAACCATCAGCATATTGATACCACCATCCAGTAGAGTTCTTTTTCCATCCCTCAGTAGCTCCAATACCATTCTCAATATCTCTCTTGAATTGAGCTTTAGAGATACCCCAACTTTCTAAGTAAGGATAAGGGTCAACATGGTCTGAATTATTATTTGGTTGATGATAAGTACAGTAGTAATGAGTTTTAATACCTGCTAAATCATCAGTATCTAATGTTACAGGGATTCCACCTTCTACTGCAAGTTCTCTTAACAACTCTACATATAATTTATAATCTGTTAGAAATTCCTCTTTGGTAGAGTGACTTTCTATGAGTTCCACAGAAGCATAAGCTTCATAGTTCCAACCGCCTCCGTTATATTCAACACAGTTCGCTACACCATGCCAGTTCTCTTATGAACTTCTTACACTTTCATGCAAGACTAGACTATTTGTTCACCTTGGCTTTACCCATTAGGTGTGAGATTTTTCTTCCACCAATCGCTTGTGGCTTTACTCCCTCGCAAAGGGATAGTCGTTGAACCTTCTCCATTTTACAGGAGAGTGGATGCTAAACTACCATATATCCTTAATAGTTTTTAGAACATTCACGCTTGCCATTTCTAGCTACGTTGTAGTCATTAAGGCTTTAGGTTTTCAAAGCAGTTAACCTCAAGTATTAGGGCTTTTATCCCTAACATAGTTTAAATATCAAGTGTTGATATTGAGTATTTTTGCCACCTTTTCTGAATACTTGTGGCTCATTGTTTACAAACTTCATGATGATTTTTCTGTCTAGTCCTAATTCTCTAGAAGCTTCTCTTAAGCTACTAAAATTATATACCAACTCATCACCATTGTAAACTTTAATGGACTTGTATTGCTCTCCCCTAGAACCATATCTATTATTGTACTCTGTAGTACACCATTCAAGATTACTCACACAGTTGTTAGTCTTGTTTTCATCCTTATGATTTACATTTCTATAGTTGTTAGGGTTTGGTATAAATGCTTCACATACAAGTCTGTGGATTTTAGCATAATATACTTTATAGTCAATACAGATAGCAACCACTTGGTAACCATACCTATCTAATCTAGAGGTTAGGTATTTTTCCTTTGTATGTCTTACATACTTAAATGGTTTACCTGTTTGATTTGTAGTCCAATACTCAATTTTTCGTTCTAAGGATTTTACTCTACCTTTATTAGATATTTCATATCCATCTACTTTCTTTCCTCTGAATACTACTGGTTTAAATACTTCTACTGTCATATCCAATTAGAACCTTTCTATTTAGTTTGCTACGTCGTAAGAACCTCGGTTAGTTTGTGCTGTCTGTAGAACTCTACCATTACCTACAACGTGTGTGAAGAATCCTGATTCAATAGGTCTTCTTAAATGGTAGTCTGCTTCATTATCCACAGTAGAATTTTTATTCCCTGTAGAATGTGCATGAACTTGTCTATAAGGCTCATACCCTACTTGTGGAGTATTCCATCTAATCTTATGAGTTTCTATGTTTACCACGTTGTTTCTCCTTTTCATATAATGATTCTAGTTTCTCATCTAATCCATGAATATAGTGATTACCTTGAAGATTACCAAAATACTCACTCACAAGGGGTCTTGTCATTTCCCACTTTTCAGTCACAGTAAAGTCATGTGAGTTATAGATTTGAAGGTATTCTGAACGAATACTTGAGCGTTTAGCTCCTTTGCTTAGCTCAACCAACTGGTCTCTTTTGTGTGCAAGGTAAGCAACTCCTAGACCACAAGCTGATGTAATTAGTAAAGTAATCGCTGACATTACTGTTTGATTTTCTACAAGTTTAAGTATTAGTCTATCCATATATCCTCCTAGATGCTATCAACAGGAACTGAAAAAGCTTCATTAGGTACATTATACTCTTGCTCATAGACTTTCCCTTTAAGAGTAACTCTAACATGGAGAGTATAGTTAGTCTTATCTGCAACAAACTCACTTCCTTCTTTGAAGAAAGGCTCACTCAGTACAGCTTCTACTACTGCCCCATCAGGTAACTTGCTCTTAAGAGTTGTGATTATTTCATTTTCAAAAGCTACTTTTTCATCAGGACTATTGTCTGTCACAGATGTTACACCATTCCAATTGAAATAAACCTTAGAGAACTTATCCTCTACTCTAGGCATTAGCTCTAGAAGATTTACCTCTGGGGTATCTCCAGTAGGTGTATCACCTAAATGGCCAGAAGCATTACCTTCTGTAGGTGTATCCTCTCTAGGTGTATCTACTACAGGGGGTTCAGGAGTAGGTTCTGTAGGGTTTTCATCTACTTTAGGTGAAGGAGCAGGTTCATTTTCTTTAGGAGTAACCTCATCTGTAGTAGGTTTATCTTCCTTCGGTTTTTCCTCTTCTTTAGGCTTATCCTCACCATGAATTAGCTTCTTAAGGTCTTCACACTTAAGTTCTACTGAATCATCATAAGAACCACCACCTCCACCACTAGAGCACTTAGGTTGAATCATCTCACAAGTTGCTTTAGGGATTGGTGAATACTTTTTAGACCAATCAACATAAGTAACATCACATCTTTGGTCTGCTTTGTCTAATGTATATACCATTTTTACCTCACATAGACATCAAAGGATGTCTTCTCATTTGTTGTGTACACTTTACCTTTAAACCCAAAGGGGGTATTGTAGACCTTACCAATGACATCACCAAAGGAACTTGGTGCTGACATAATTAAATTACCATCTCCATCAGACAAGAACCCATAGGCATTATAACCTTTTCCTAATACATTTACATTACTAGGGAATGAGTCTCCTGATGAGTAAGTCCACTCATAGTTAGCTTCCTTTATTCTTCCTAGAGAAATAAACTGAGCCAATGAGTAAATCTTTTGTGTTCCTGATTGGTCTAAACCATCACTGGTCTTATCTGTAAACCAATCATATCCGTTAGGCTTATCATACTTCTTCTTTTCTTCCTTCTTAGTGGTAGAATAGTCATCAAGCTTCTTCACACAAGACACAGGAATATAGGCTACAGAGTTATCATACTTGTCATATATTAACCATTCACCATTTATCTTACCTGACACCTTATTACACTTATAAAATGTCTCTACCACTGTGGTATCACCAGGGGATTTTATTCCCTCTACCTTATCACAAGTGATTTCAAAGAAGTCTCTAGCAACAAACTTTTCTGATTCCTTTGCATTACCAATTAGTGCTCCATCAGAATCAGTAGGAGTGTAGTTATCTTGGCTTTTGATACGGATAACATTTATCAGTGTATTACCATAGCCAGTTAACACTCTCCTATGTTCAACAGTACACTGCTCACGGAAGTTTTGCTCAATCAGTAGTGCATTTGAGATGTCTCCTCCTCCATATACAACTACATGACCATAGATAGCTCCATAACCACTAGTTTCTAAAGAGGTTATAATGTCACCTACTTTAAGTTCCATACCACTTGAGTAAGGAATAACATCTGCATAAGATGAAATATCACTAGCAACACCTAAGTCTTTAGCTCCCTCACCTGCCATGAAGAACCCAAAGTGGCTTGCAACCATCTCAACTAAGTCTACACACTGATAGCCCCAGTATCCGTCAAAATCAATACACTGACCAACATACTGTTGAGCTATTTTATAAGCATTTGTCATAATAATTATACCTAAAATTTATCCTCTAGTAAACCCAAACACAAATTAGTTAGATAGGTAAAATCATAGTAAAACTCTTCACCATCTAGCCTTATAACATTGGATTTTCTAAAGCAATAAACCTCTTTTTCCTCTAGTCTGAGATAGAAGTCCTCTGTGTCAAGAAATTCTTTAGCTCCTCCTCTATCATTAGTATGAATGAGTTGTCTAACAAATTCCTCTACAATATGCTCAGCCATGATTCTGTTCTCCATACGCTGAACAAGGTCTTTTCTAATACGCTTCACCATCTAGTTCCATCTCCTTAGCAAGTTCTTTGAGTCTATATTCAAGGTAGAATATTTCACTCTTTAGCTTTTCATTAGCAATCACAGACTGATAATCAGTAGGGTGTTTAAGTAGATGTTGCTCTAGCTTAAACTGTTTTACCTCTCTATGGTTCTTTCTGAATACCACATTTTTATGTGTACCATATAGGCTCATAGTTCCTCCTAGTTTATATGACTATACTTAAGGAAGTTTCTAAGGGTAATCTTAGCTTCTCCTAAAGCATACACAGTAAATATTTTCTCTCCTGCGCTAAACAGTGCCTCTCTTTGTGCATTGTTAAGATACCAAGCAGAATACATAAGGTCATAACCTTCTAATGGCTTGTTATTAGGGAAAATTCCTTCTCCACTAGAGTCATCACCAATCCAGTTACATCCCCATTGTCTTCTGAAAATTTCAGTAAGCTCAATTTCTGCTGTATCACCAGTACGTTCATTCTTAGCAGATACAACTAAGTGCACATCTGTTAGAGGATTTACCTTTTCCCCCTTACACTCACTCTTATTCTGCTCCACAATGAACTTCAAGAACCATCTTTGGAATCTATCAAGGTCTGAAGGTACTAACACACGGAAAGAGGCTGATTTGTTCTCTTTGTTGATTGGTACAACCTTTTCAGGGTCTTTCTTATCCTCTTCTTTAGAGGTATCAGAACCATCTAAGACAGACTTGATAAAGTCTTTGTGTTTATTAGCAAAGTCAATACGCTCTGCTAATTTATTACCTGGAACTCCTCCCCAATCACTTAGGAATCGAGCTGTTAAGTCTGAAATGTCATTACTACTAGAAGCAACTTCCTTGACAACATTACTTAGACCTTCTTCAGATAGCATAAACTTGAACTGTGTACCAAAGGTAAAGATATTTCTTCTTCCATCTTTGTGTGCAAAGTCTACTAAGGCTTTACATCTCACACCAGTCCATTGACCTAATCCTACACCAATCCAGTGTTTACCTTCAACATTATAACCTGGTTCATAAAGCTCTTGATTAGGGTACATTGCTTGAAAAGCATCCCAACTACCCACAAGATTTTCTGCTGTAGGCTCATCCTTCATCTTGTCAAACACATAGTTAGTTAGGTAGTCAGTCTCATAACGTTTAGCTGTTACATTACTCTCAATACCAAAGTAACCAATAATAGCAGATACACCTTCAACCTTAGCATCAGGGATTTCCTTCTTGATAGCCTTTACAAACTGCTTAATTCTTCCTTGAACATCTTTTGATTCAGCTTCACTTACATCATCATCTTCATAAGGAGCACAAGATTTAGCTGTTGAAAAGGTTGATACATAGTCAAGGGCATAGAGGTCAGTTACACCTCCTCTACGCTGTTTAGACTGTTGAATTACTCTAGCCTTAGTTCTAGCTACAGAGTTTACTAGTTTTATGTAGTTGCTTGACATAAGACCTCCTATTGGTTTACTGTAATATCTCTATCACTGTATAGGTATTTAGAGAGTTTTAGCTTTTGTACATGAGCATCTCCTACAGAATACATATCAGAAATGTGTGTCACAAAGAACCAATCACTTTCTTTTAATATTTTCTCATAATACTTAGTACAAGCTGTAAGTTCCCAAACACCTGCATTTAGTGTGAACATTACCCTATCACCTACATCTATAGCTCTAGGCTTAAGAGGCTCAATAGTAATGTCGTAGGTTACTTTTCTACGTGAGTTGATAAGTCTTCTAATAGCTGTCCTATAGAGCTGTTCTGTAGCTTTAAGCCTATCAGCATCAGTTATTTCCCTATTATCCTCTGCTATTGACTGTGTATCATTGTCTGTCACAGTACCCCAATAAAGTTCTCCTGCTTCAAGTGCTATACCTTCTTCATCAAGTACAGCGAACTCATCTCCTATAATCTCAGGAGCAAACACAGGTAATTGAGGGTAATCATAATAACGTTGAGAGTTTACCTTGTTACCTGTCTTAATAACAGGGAATCCTTTTAGCATGAATCTAGGGTTATGGAAGATGTCTCTAAGGGTAAGTGAACTAGCTCCACTATCAGACTTATCTGACATAGCCACAGCAATATTCACTGTGTCTTCATAGTTTTCCTCTACATCATCTAAGGAGATAAGGTAGTTATATTCATTGATTAGTATGTCCTTCTTTGTACCAAAGATACCAAACTGAATTAGGTAAGGGTCATACTTACTAACCCTCCAATAAAGTGCTGTTGTCTTTTCACAAATCTTAGTAAGGAACTCTAAGAATGACTCATTAGAGAACTCATACTCAATCAAGTTCTTCTCAGCATAGTCATCAAGGTATTCTACCTTAAAGTCATTGAGAAGGTCATCCTTGTGGTCTTCACCTTGCCAATACCCTAGAGCTTGTGTTACAGCAGATACCACTGAACGAGCTTTTACTGTGACATTGGTAGGAAGTGTTCTCTTACCTAGTCTACCTATCACATGAGAGGTATCTACTGTCACAGTCATATCTTTAAAGTTGTTTACTTTCTTTCCTGCATATCCTCTATAAGTCCAATCATCAGTCTTAATGACAATATGGGTATTACCATTCATCATCTTAGAGTATCTGATTGGTAGAGTTAATTGGATAGAGGGAACTTCCATAAGGGAAAACTCTATACCAATATCACCTAAGAAGTCTTCTCTAGCTATAATAGCAGAGCCTAGTCCTGAACTTACGGAGTTCTCAATATATCCTATCACACAGTCACACTTTCATAATCAATAAATAAGCAAGCATTTTCACTAGTTATTCCACTAACTGATACATCATTAAGACCTTTCTTAATGTAAGGCATTTCTGCACAAATAGTTAGCACTGATAGTGAAACTTCCTCGTAGCTAAACTCAAGACATTCCCAAGATTTAGCATATCTAATTTCACCTTTGTAATTAGCTGTAAGGACTCCTTTATATTCCCCTTTAATCTTGAAGTCAATATTGTTAATCCTTACAACAGGGTCTTTGAACTCACCATCTAGGGCAAAGCTCCATCTGTGGCTATCAATTACTGTATCTGAGATAAAATTGCCATTCATAACCTCATTTACACAGTTATCACAGACAGTGTGTTTGTAGAAGTCCTTAAGGCTTCTACATGATTTACCCTTAGAGCAGTTATACACAACTCTCCAACTAGAATTACACTCATTGAAGAAGTCGTTAATGAAGCTAAGATTGTTCTGAGCAGAGCAGAAGTCAATCATACCATCCAAGTCAGGGCAATCACTCTCACAACATTCACAGATGTTATTACAGTTAGGTAGACCATTACAGCAGTGTCTTGACTTAGCTACACAACTAGCCTTCATGTCTAGGAAGTCACAGTTTTCAAAAGGCTCTAGGTAAGTCTTTGCCTCATCAGCCTTATACCATACACCATCAGGGTTATCAAACTCAACCCTAAACACAAGGTAATCTTCATCTGTAACAACCCACTCTTTACTTGGTTGGATGCTAGTTACATAAGCATTACACCACACAAGCTGTAGTCCTGTGTTAATAGCCCATAGCTTACCAGGAGTGAGTAGTTGTTCCATGATAAAGTCATAGTGAGATTGAATATGCTCCTCAGACCATGTATTAGTTCTTAAGGCAATTTTAAGTGAGATAGTGTTGCTATCAATCAGTGATTTATTAGACACATTACCAACATAAGACCCATTAGCAAAAGTGCGTGAGGTTTTATTCTCACGCAAACTAATGCTCTCTGTCTGTTCATCAATAGATTTTCTACCGAGGAACACTAGGTCATTAAATTGGATGTATCGTTTAGGCTTTGTGAAGTTTTCATCACATCTAGTCATTAAACATACCTCATCAATTTATCCACACCAAACATACCATTTAGATATTGAGATTTATTATCAATATTTTGGCTGATTTTGGCATTATTTGTGTTATATATATTGTTAATTATAGTAGATTTACCAACACTTTGCAAGGCATTTACACCAAACTTGTTAAGGTTATTTAGGAAGTTAGTACCTAGGCTATCAACAGCCTTTTTACGTAGTACATACTCACCAGGAGTAAGCATAGTAGGCACAGTATCAGTACCTCTTCTCTTCCAGTTAATTCCTACAGGAAGCCCTTCAGAGTGATACTCAGGAATTATACCACCTGCATATCTGATTGAACTGTTTATCTTGCTTTCAGAAAGGTTTCTTTCATTTACAAGGTCAGCTACTTCATCCCAGTTATTTGCTGATTTAGCCTTACTTATAGCCTCATTGAGTTTAGAGATAGCAGATTCAATGTGCTGTCTTACTACAACAGCAAGAGCTTGAGCACTTGTGAATAGGTCTTCTGTTCTGATTTCAGTAATATCTACCTCTTTCACACCAGTCATACCATCATTGATTTTCTTAGTACCTGTCTTGATTAGTGTATCTATAGATTTCTTGAACTCTATAGAACCATCTTTAGCTACTTGAACATCAACATTCTCAATGCCTGCTAGTTTGAACATGTCAGAAGCTTCCTCTGCTTTGAGATAACCTTTCTTAATCATCTCTTCCACAGATGCTTTAAATGCTAAAATCTTAGCAATATTAGCCTTCTCTCCACCTTCACTCTTGATTGTTTCAGCTTCCTTAAGAGCATTGTTAAACTCATCTAATTGAGTGTTACCGATTCTTCCAAGGACATTACCAAGAGTATCTCCATAGTCAGCAATCTTAGTCTGAATTTCTTCTTTGACTTTAGCAAATTGTGTATCAGCAGTACCTCCTAATAGTTCTCCTTCACTCACAAGTGCTTTAACTTTGTCAATTCTATCACTAATAGACATCTTAACAAAATTAGTAGTGTCAAATCCTGCTTTTTCAAGAATTTCCTTAAGGGCATTAGCTTTCTCTTCACTAGTACCATAACTGCTACTTTCAATAACAGCCTTAAGTTCATCTGTGATAGAGGAGATGTCTTTGAAGATAAGTTCTTTACCCTCTTGAAGTTTAGCACCAATCTCACCAAGTTTACCTTTAAAGGTATCTGTGTTAGATGATTGTCTATGCTGTTCTCCTGAGTTAAGTGTTTCCATCTTCTGAATAACAGTCTGGCCAGTCTCATCAACAAGCTCTAGGTATTTCTCACCAATAGCTGATTTAGCTAGTTTGAGTGAGTTTAAGAGTTGTTCATCATTAAGACCTGTCTCTTCCTTAAGGTCTTTCCATGACCTGATTTGGTCACCTACCTTAACAAAGGTATCATTGATATTCTGAGGAATCTTAGAAGTCTCTACTCCAAGCTCTTTAAGGGCTGTTGTGATAGTACCTCCACTGTTATTCTTCACAGATTCAATAAGAGCATTAGCTCCTGCAATTTGGTCAGTTAGGCTACTATCTTTTGTGATAGACTTGAAGTATTGGTTTCTAATCTCCTTGTTCTCTTGAGCAATTTGTCTAAGGTGTTCTGCTCTTTGAAGATAAACCTCTTTAGCCTCTTCCTTAGCTTGTTTATCAGCTTCCTCTTTTAGTTTAGCTCTTTCTTGCTTGTCATTGTTTATTCCCCAAAGACCTGCTCCTAAGCCAATTAAAGCCCCAATACCTGCCCCAATACCAGTACCTACTCCAGGAACAACACTACCTATGAAAGCACCAGTAGAAGCCCACGATGCTGTGCTTGAGAGGACATTGCCTGCATCTTTCCACCCTTGGCTTGCATTAGAGTTTTGTACTGCTCCATTTATAGAATCCACAGCGATTTGACCACCCAATAGACCTATAGTTTTTGCTCCTGGTGGAAGTTTAAACTTACCTTTGAAGCCTTTAAGCTCTTTGGTAACCTCTTTCATTCCATTTACAGCAGGCTGTAACTTAGCTTTAGCTTTGTATACAGGGTCAGCACTATTGATTACACTTGTCTGATAATCAGCCAACCAATTTCCTACTGCTTTAGGGTTTAGTGTTCTACCTTTGTCACCTTTTCCTAGGAAGGTAGTCATTCCTAAGTCTCTACCATAAAGGTTATTGTCAGGTGCTTTGTAGTTATATCCTCTAGACCATGCACTAGTTAGAGAGTTATATACTGATTTACCTTTAGCCTTAAGTCCTACCTTATTGGCACTTGCTATGTTAGCTTGGCTTACTGGTGAACCAGGATACATTAGTGCATCAGAACCAAACTTACCTGCAAGACCTAGAGGATTTACTCTACCTCCACTCACAGTATTCATAGCTGTAGCCACAGTAGATAGTGTGTAGATAATGCTTGTAGCCCATGTAAGGAACTTAGTGACTATTGCTCCTGCAAGTATGTATTTACCTACTCCTCCAAGCAATTTAGCTACATTAGATGCTACGTTAAGTGCTAGTGTGAAGAAGTTAAGGATAGCCTTAAGTCCTCCTTCAACAGAACCTCCAATAGAGATTAGGACAGACCTAATCATCTCCACAACAGATTTAACAAATCCTTGTAGGGCACTGAAGAAGTTTTGACCACTTGCTGAGCTTAGGACATTAAGTGCTCCTCTACCTAATTCAACAATTAAGGGTTTAAGACTGTTTACAATACCCAAAATAGCTTTTCTCAAGCTCTGTAGCACGCTATTTACTTGAGATGGTCTAAATGTACCAATTTGTAAAACAATGTCTGATAGAGCCTCTAAGACACCTTTAACAACGTTGGTAAATTCACTGAATAAATTAGTCTTGGTTGCAAGCTTAGTAACCACAGATGTCATACTACCTACAAAACCTTTTAAGGCTGTAAGGATTGTGTTTACATCAGTAGGGTTAATAGACTTAACTACAGTGTTAATGGTATCTGTAACTTGTAAGAATAAGGATGACACAATATGGATAGCTTCTGAGTTCACAGCTAGTTTAGCAATATTATTGTAAATATCTACTATACCTGATAAGACTCTTAAAGCTCCTCCAGTGATTGCTTGAGAGGCTAGCTTAGCTAGGCTTTCAACTAGCTCTGCTCCACTCTTCACAATATCTCTTACAAAAGTACCAAACTGTCTTCCTGTGTTGTTTAACACACCTAGGAATGACTTAGTAACATTGTAGAATTGTGCTCCTACATCTAGACCTTTAACACCTTCATTGAAGGCTTGAGAGAACTTTTCAATACTATCTGTGAATTGCTTACTAAAAGTCAACTTCCATGCAGAACCAAACTGATTTACCTGTTTGATTGTTCCACCAATAGCATTACCTAATCTAGTAACATACTCTTTAAACTTATCAGTACCTACAATCTCTGTGATACCTTTGATAAAGTCACGAGTTGCTACATATACTTGGTTAAGTGCTCCTGGCTTAGCATTACCCTCTTCATCAATATCATCAAACACAAGTAAGTTTGATAATGTTTCTTTTAAGTTGGCAATAGCTTGTCTAGGGGTAATGATTGAGTTTACAAGGTTTTGGAAGGTATCTTCATTACCTAACTTATTGACTACATCAAGGTATTCATCTGCTGAAATAAGCCTTTTCTTAGTTGCAGAAATGATTGAATCAGCACCTTTAGACTCAGCAAGTTTTTGTAACTCAGCATTAAGTCTAGAAGCTCCTAGGGCAGATAGTCTTTGTCGGATAAACTTGTAGTCTTGTTGGTTAAGCACACCTGCGGCAAGCATCTGAGAGGTTTGCTCTGTTACAGTTTTCATACCCTCAATAGGGTTTTTAGTCTGTGCTAAAAGTCCTGCGTAACCTTTTACAATCTGCTCTGCATCTTTTCTTCCATAGGCAGTATAGGTAGAAGCCTGTTCAAGCAAGTCAGTTGCATCAAACACAGTTGATTTACCATAATCACCCAAACGCTTGATTGATTTATTGACTGATTTCTCATCAAAACCAAGAGCTTGCATGTTGATACGGTAAACCTGCATAGCATCACCTAGGTTATTGGCTTCATCCTTAAGCTGGCCAATACCACTTCTCACAGCACCTAGAGTAGATTGCACAGCAGTACCAATAGCACCTGTAATCTTGTTACCAACTAGACCCATAAGGTTTCCTTGGATTCCTAGTATAGTGCTATTTACTTTAGTGAACACACTTAAAAGACCTTTAGCAGGGTTAATAGCCCCTAATCTTAGCATCTGAGATGATAAACTAAAGGTAGAACTAGATACATCTTGGATAGCTTTGTGGAGATTTCTCCATGACTGATAATCTTGGTCTTTTACCTTGATATAATCAGCAGAGAATGTTCTTTCTCTTCTTCCATTAGTGGTAGCTTCTTGCACAGTACCACTTTGAGCTGTTCCTTTTGTAGTGTTGATTTTAATAGGGATTCCCTCAATCTGCTTCTTAAGAGCTAGATAATCTTTAAGGGCTTTATCCGTATTAAACATGAGCTTAACATTAAAAGAGAGTGGCGAAGTATTCTTGCCACCCATCTTTCCTAGTTTCTTCTCAAAGTCTAACACAGAATCCCTAAGAGCTGACACAGACTTCTGGGCTTTTTCAATTTCCTTTAAACCTGTAATATCAACCTTAATGGTTCTGACTGCCATACTTTTCTCCTACGGTTACGCTACATCCTCAATGTTTCTACGGATTTCATAGAAGTTACCATTTTCATCACGAGATACAGTGAATGAAAGTGATAATGTAATTTCTCCCTCAGTAGAGAACTCACGAGAATTTTCAGTAATCAATACGTTGTTGAATACATAGTATTCTTTAAGACCTCTAGTGTTCTCAACCATTTGAGTAACTCTGAAGTGTGTATTTTTAAGTCTCTTGTCATTAGCAACAATCAACTCAACATCACGCTCACCATTATAGGTTACAAGAAGCTTCTCACCAATATACATTGGATTTACAAGAACTGTTCCTCTTTCATAACCATGATGCTCTTGTGTCAAAGCAATGAACTCATCATCTTCAAGTTCTACTCCTGTAGACAATGGAATGTTTGACAAGTAAGTGCAAGCACATTTGTCTGATGAGATTGTGATTGTGTTACAGTCTTCATAGTAAAGGTCAGGAATCAAAAGTGAACCATAACGTTTACCTGAGATAGTAACTTCTTCAATCATGAAGCTATCTGTAACAGGGATACCACTAGTCATTTTCTTAGACATAGATTGAAGTGGATTCAACCAGTAGTCATTACATGATGTAGTAGTAGCTGTAATCTCTTTAGTGATTTCCACTTGAGATTTGTCATACTGTCTACCGAAGCAACGAGCATCAGTAGCAGGCACAGATACATTATGAGTGAATGATGTCAAACATGACAACAACACGTTAGAGAACTTACGAAGCTCTGAACGGTCATTCACAACAGAGATAGAAGAGAATCCAATGTGACCTGTAAGCTCATCTTCTCCTTTGTAAGTTACTTCATAAGTAACCACAATACCGTGGTCAGAAGGTTTCCAACCTGTACCTGTTTGAGTCATAACTTTAGAATCTGCAAGGTCTACAGTACGAAGTACAAAACCTGGAGCAGAAGTGTTAAACTCATAAGTATATACATAAGAATTTTCTTGTGCTACATCTTTGAAGTCTGACACAATAGCTTTAAACTCATATTTACCTGCTTTAGGTAATTTAAGGTAAAGCATGTTAAATCCTAGAGCGAAGTCATCAGCATCAGCACGTACTTGGTACTTAGCAGAAGCTTTCTTCTCAGCAGGGTTTACATAAAGTGTACCTGTGTTCAAACATTTGATAGGGTTACAGTTAAGTTGGTCTTCAGGAACATCTTTACGTACATATTGTACTAGGCTTCCTGAAGGAATAGCAATCTGTTTGCTTGCTTTCCAACGTACACAAGGTCTGATTTCTTCTGTGATTGACACAATGATTTTAGAATCCTTGTCTTGTGTGTTGTAACCATACATAGGATGTGACATATCTACAAAACAATTAGACATTTATTTCTCCTTTTTGCCTTGGTTTGCATTTTGTTTATTTCCATCTTCTGATGGGGTGTTAACTGGTTTTTTCTTTGAGCCTTCCTCTACCATGTGTTCACGAACACGAGATACAGCTTGAAGCTCTAGCTTTCCTCCATGACGATTAGCAATCTCATTACGAGACATGAAAAACGCATTGAGGTTTAATGGTTGTTCTACAGCCATAATGACTCCTTTACATACAAGTGAATATTGATAGTGTAGCAGGGAATGAGAACATCTCAACTTCATCTACAAGCTCATTAGAGAAGTCTTCAGGACAACCTATATCAGTTACTTTAACTCTAATAGGTAAGTACCATCCATCTAATGATGCTACATCTTGAGCGAATGTTTTTCTTTGGATGCCTCTAGGTGTTTGTACTTGATGCACAAGCATATTCTTGATTTGACAATGCACTTCTTCTCTATACTCTAGCTTACCTTCAGGTGTATTCTCAATACATACTCTTCCAGTAGGAGGAGTTACAGGTGAATAATACACAGAAAAGTTTACATAAAGTTTAGAAAAGCATTTTGAGCTGTTGTCACAAGCAATATCAATAGCAAGGAAAGGAAACTCTACTCCCTGGTTTAGTTGGAAGTGTTCTGATGTTCCTACATGCTTATTGAACTGTTCATCAAAGTTGTTATACCTTTTTCTAGGGTCTAGCTCATCAGGGTTATCAGGTTGAATAAAGTAGTCTAAGACTCCTGAACCATACATCTGTAGCCATTTCTTAATGTTTATATATACAGCACTAATCATCTAGCTACTCTCCTTGGTATTTTAACTTGATTTTTTCTCCCTTGTGAAACTAAGTATTCCCTAGCACTAGCTGTATCACTAGAGTTATATCTAGCAGTTCCAGCTCCTCTTCTTCCTGAAGGTCTTAGAGCCTTATAAATCCCAAAGAATCCACTTGTAGAGTTTACAAGTTGGTCACTTTCACCTACAGTATCAAATGCTATGAAAATGAATGGAAATGCAGGATATCTAGGATAACCTCTATCATGGTAAACATGTGTGTAGTAACGGTCTTTTCCTCTTCTTGTAGGAGGAAAATCTGACCTATCACTATACACAGTAAAACCATCTGCTATTTTCTTCATCTTGATAGACCTAACCATCCGTCCTGTTTGAACAGAACCAGTTGCTTTAGCCTCTAGCATACCTGTAACGGTAAAGTCAACAAATTCTTTTGAGAACTCAATACCCTTCCAGTTATGAATATCAGTCGTGGTCACGAGTAATCACCCCCTGTAATTGCTTAACATAAGGAGCACACTCAAGGATAAGCTGTTCAGACTCACGAGGAATGAGCCTTTCACCAGTCATCTTAATATCCCAACAACCTGGTAAAATTTCATAAGTTCTACAAGCTACAACTTTCCAAAATAGGTATCCTGCATCTTCAGGACAAGCAAACCTATTACATCTTGTAGATATTCTTTGCATGATGTAGTAACCATGCTTAATGTCAAAATCACAAGCGTGAGATTGATTGTGTAGTGAGAAGTAGAAAGTCTCTAATTGTCTTGAACCTTCAAGACCATGAGTAGTTGTAGCATCACTTTCAGAACCTCTTGATGTAGGCATGTGGTCTACACATTTAAGGTGTTCTACTTCTTCCCACAAACATTTCATTATTTGTCTGCTGTTTTCATCATAAGTCGGTACAGCAGTTCCTTGCCTAAGTACAAGAATTTCTCTGTTATTCCAAGGTAAGCTCATTATATCACCTACCTTTACAGTTCTGCTTCAGGCACACCTTCATTTATGACAGCGTTATTTACTGTAGGCTCTTCTACTTTAGGTTTTTCTTCAACCGTTGGTTCTTCAACTTTAGGTTCTACAGGCTTAGGAGCTTCCTCAACTTTAGGAGGCTCAGTTTCCTTTGGAGTTTCTTCGACTTTAGGAGTTTCCTCTTTAGTCTCAAGCTCAAACTCTTTATCCTTATTGTCTGGAACATAAGTAGATGTAGTGTTCTCAATCACTTCTTCAAAAGTGTTTTGGATATTACCCTCATTATCTGTGTACTTAAGGTTAATTAGATAACCTCCAAGAATCTCATCTACAGGGTAAACTTTGTCTTTCATGAAAACATATAGTCTACCTTCATAGTATGTACGGTACACAGTGGAATAAGTTTCAACACCATTGATAGAGCGACCAGTACCACACTTAGAGCAACCGTAAGAACGTGATTCACGTTTACGCTCTCCTTTGAATTTTACTAGCATTTTCTCCTCCCAATAGCTAAATACATATTGTCTGTGTAACTAGATTTACACAATGATAATGAACTGAGTGTCTTGATAGACCATGTGTTAATAAGTTTCACGTAAAACCTATCAATGCTTCCTGAGTCAATAGTCCATTCTCTAACAATATAATCGACAGATTTTTGTTTAAGAACTGCTCCTACTGCTAGTCTATCCATATTAGCACATTCATCTAGAGTACCACAGTTATTCTGACTAGCAATGAATATATTCAAGAAATGACACATAGAGTCATAAACACAATCAGGTAGTGTCTTTGAAGTATATCCTGCTTCATAGTCAAGAATGATTTTATACTCTGCCTCACAAGAGCAAGGGTCACAACATCTACAACATGGGCTAAGCTCATCTGTAACGTTGATTAGAATTGTACCATCCACAAAAGACCAATTCCATTTAGTTGTATCAAGCTCATACTCTTCACGCTCTAGACCTTTTCTTTTGTGTAAATACACTTTTAAAGTAGTAGGGTCAAAGCCTTTGTAGTAATAAGGTTTAATCTCAACCATAGCATCACAACCACACATCTCAAATTGTGTAATTGGAATTACTTCATGTCTTTGTGCTCTTAGGATAGTGTCACACTCACCGTCAGTCCAACAAAACAACCTAGCAAGTACATGGAGAAAGCTCTCCATGTACTTTTGCATAGTTGCTCCATCATCACAGTCAAAACATCCACAACGCTCTTGAAGTTTTTCAGTTATTCTAATCAACTCCAATTCAGGTTGCATAATGTTTCTCCTTATTTAGCAGGAATTGTTGCCATAGGGAATGGGTTAAGACCTGTAAGAAGACCTTGAATACGTTCAAATACTACAGCAGGACATGATTGCTCAAGTGGAATGTTTGCCACAAGCAAGTGTGAAATGTGTGAGTTAGTGTGTACCAAACCGAAGTTTTCATACTTGTCACAGATTACTTCACATCCTGGTTTAGTTGTATCTTCTGTACGTTGAGTGTAGATAGCAGATTGAGGAATGAACAAGTCATATTGTGTCAATGCTTCTACTCTAGCAAGGTCAATTACATAAGCCTCACCAGTCATTGTTTCTTCAAGGTCAAATGGCAAGTGGTAAGACACACCAAAAGGAATACCTTTGAATGTGATTGATTCACCATTTACAGCCCAACCTTGAGGAAGTTTACCATCTTTACCTGGTACGATTTCAGCCTTGATTCCACGAAGAGTCAATGGGTGAACATAAATCTTGTAACGTGCTGATTGGTTATCCAATACATCAAGATAGCAAGCTACTTGACGGAAAGCACCAATAACTGAACCAGAAGCATCAATAGGAGTTACACCTGGGTGAGACATCATTTCAGCAACACCTGCGAAAGGACGAAGCCCTTGACCTTGGAAGTTCAACATACCTTGAACGATATGTCGTTGAACGATAAAGGCAAATGTGTACCATGCCATGAATTGCTCAGCTTCTTCATAAGACATACCCAAACGTTGGAAGATGTTGATAAGGTCACCTTGTTTAAAGTGCATTTTATCTTTCATCAAACGGTCAAGACGAGTTTCACAGTCCTTGAAACATAGGTAACGTACTGGTGTAGCATCACCTGTAGCTTGCATAGTGAACTTCTCAGTGAAACAGCAGGCATCAGATGTGTCATTGGCAAAGTCAGGAGCTTTAGTTCCCCATGTAAGACCTTCCATAATCCAGTCACCATTTTTAGCTTGTCTCAAAGCACCAAAGCTTGATTGCTCAAAACGTTTAAGAATGTCATTTACAAGTTCATCTCCCATACCAACTTCACGGAGTGAAGGTACTGCTTTAGACCAGTCACGAGAGATACCAAACGGAATTTTACCGTCTTCATTAGTAAGGTTTGCTTTGTTAGCAAGTTGAGCTTTAGTACGCTCATACAAGTTATCAATAGCTTCACCCAAAAGAATATCAAAATTAGTTTCAGCCACTATATTATCCTCCAAAACGAACTCTACCGAAACGGTTCGCTTTAACTTCTTCTTGTTTTGGTTGTGTTTGTTCCACAGAAGGGTTAGCCTTCTCAAGCAAAGCGCTTAGTTTTTGGAACTTTTCATCAATTTTCTGCTCTTCAGCTTCTTTAGCTGAGAGTTTATTTTTAAGCTCTGCATTTTCTTCTTCAAGCTGTGCTTTTTCTGCTGTAAGAGCTTCAATAGTTTCAATAGCTTTAGTCAAAGCATCTTCTTCCACTGTAGGCTCTTCAGCAACTTCCTCAGTAGCTTCTACTGCTTCTTCAACAGTTTCTTCTACTGTTTCAACAGCAACTTCTTCAACTACTTCTTCAGTAGCTTCAACTTCAGGAGTTTCTACAACTTCCTCAGCTTGTGTAGAAAGATGTGCAAGAACCTTATCTAGAACTTCTTTTCTGTTCAAGTATTCTTCCTCATTTCTTACTAGTAATGAAGGCTCATAGCCTCCACTCTTGGCATTACCAGGATTACCCACAAAGGAGAATCCAGTAATTTCAATGGTATCTGTTATAGGTACATCAATACCGCCACCATGTTCAACATTGTAGACAACTAATTTAGCATACTCTTCAATGTCAGCATCTTCAATTTCTTTAGCATACCACAAGAACTCAGATGAAATAGCAAAAGGCTCATCTTGAATGATAAGGTCTTTTACATTACTAAGCTCAAGGTTTACATGTGGTTTAACTAGTAGGTCATATCTTCCATTGGAATCCTCTACTATCTTAAGGTCTGACTTTCTAAAGTATCCTTCTCTCACAGGGTATGAGTTCAAGTCTCTATGACCTGTAGAAACATAACCCTCAAAAGAACCATCAATACTGTCATACCATTTCTTAAGTGTACCTTTGCAGATATACAAACGAATTGTGTCATCTTGATAAAGCACAGAGCCCTCTGATAACAAGGTCATGTAACCTTCAGAATTTTCCACTTTATCTACAGATAACTGTTCTCTCTCTTTTTTGTTATGAGAGAGGTTCATAATCATGTCTAGGTCATCTTTCTTTTGTAGGTATGTGTCAATCTCAGACATGATTTGCTCTGCAATCTTTGTCTTAACTGGCATTACTCCTCCACCTCAAACAGATTATATTTAAGCTTTCTCACTTTCTTACCTCCACAGGAAGCACAATAAGAGTATTCATACTTAACATTGTCCTTCTTGAGTCCTGCTTCAGTCTCAGGAGAGTAAGGTAGTTGTTCTGTAGCTTCTTTCAAGCTTTCAATGAGAACTTGGTCAGTAGTCTCATACCAACCATCATTCTCACTATCATTGCCTGGGTAGAACTCAATATACTTACGTTGGTTTTGAATAATACCCTTATCATTTAAGAAGTTCACACGAACTACCAAATCTCGGTTAAGAAAGCGAGCTACACGAAACTTACTCATTATTCAGACACCTTCACTTTCGTACCTTCAGTAATAGGAGAAATAACTTCTTTCTCATAACCAAACTGCTTGGCACGAACTTCTTTAAGGTGCTGTTGGTAAGTTTTCCCAACTTCCTTAACGTCCATTATTTATCTCCTGCGTATGTAATAGGGAAGCCATAGCAATCAACTTCAGTCTCTTTGAGTTTAACTTCTTTAGCAGTATAGTTAAATTCATATTTATCCCCACAGCAGTAGGTAAATGACTTGAATTTCTTGTCTGTGACATCAAAGTATTGAATCTGTTCTTGACCAACAACAACTTTACGTAGTTGAGCAAGAATTGTTTCAGCTAGAGGTGATTTAAAATTTAAAGTTTCATCAGCAACTTCTACTTTCAAATTCATCTCTGGAACTTTAATTGTAGCCATCTATGTGCTCCTTTCATCGAATGTTCTAATAATAGTATAACAAAAAAAGAGAGTTTAGCAACTCTCATACCATAAAGTTAAAATTCAATATTACTTAGAACTTTAGCTGTACCATTTTCAAGACGGTACTTGTTGATAAGTTCCATGATGTCTTCCATTGCTTGAGTATCAAAGGTAGTATCAAAGTCATTAAGGAACTCATCCTCTTTTACGTGAACAACTCCACGTACTTCAGCTTTAGCTCCCTTACCTTTACCTTTACCAATTACATATCCTACAACGTAGTTAGCATAAAGATGTCCTGAAGACTGTTCCATCAATGCACGTTGGTCTACTACGAATGTGTAAACCTTTTCCTCTTTACCTTCTTCAGTTGTTTGTGTAGACACTTTCACACGATTGTCAAAGGCTACATCTACGTTCACAGCATAAGATGTACGAGGAGTACGAAGCATATTACCACTTCGTCCAATGATAGGAATTTTCTGTGCTACGTTTTCAACTCCACCATTGATAAGCACTTCTGCATCTAAGTCAGTCAAGTCTGCATATTTACGTAGAGTATAAACAGGCTTACCTGCTCTAACATACTCAGGTTGGATATTTTTACGCTTCTCATCAAGAAAGCCTAAAACATCAGTAATAATTTCAGTCATCTAAAGTTCCTCCATGACGGTACATACCTTTTAGTCCGTCTTTGTTGTCTTCTATATTTACTCTTTGAGTATCTGCATTTAACACTTGATAGATATAAGGTTTAGGTTTACCAAAGTCAGTCACAAACTTACCTTTAGCTTCCTCATCTAGATTAAGGTAATCATTATATGAGCTAAATGACTTCTCATTAGCCAACTTAGCATAGATGACTGTTACATCAGAGTAGTACATGCTATCCATAACATAATGGTATTGCATGTTGTACTCTTTGCACAGTGTGAGAACCATTTCCTCAACATCATCAAGCTCAATATTTACCATGTCCTGATAAGCTAAACCTTTGTATTCTTCTACAGGCTTAACCTTACCTTGGACTAATCCCCAATTATACCTAACAAGGTAACTAATCAATTTGAAAAAACGAAGGGTTTTCTCTCAGAATCTTAGCACAGTTAGTCATTAGTGATACATCTGTGATATATTCAGTTAAGTGTTCAGGAATACCTAAAACTTCACCTACTAGCTTCTCACAAGCGTCAATAACATTGTCATCAAACACTTCATAGACTTTGAACAAGTCTTCAGGAGTGTAAATTTCAGTATCTCCGTTTTCTTGGAAAGATGTAAATGCCATTGAGATAATTGAGGCATAGTTACGGACTTTACGTGCAATACGTGGAGTAATATACTTAGACTTAGCTGAAATTTCTTGAATATAAGCATGACCATCTTGAACAATCTCAGCTCCTTCAGGTGCTTTACCAATAATAGGTAACCACAAAGTAACTGTGTAGTCTTTAGGTGTTGCAGAACCAATCTTAGTGCTATCTCCATTCACAACAGAAGATGTTGCTGTTTGAATAGCTACTGGTTCTTGTGTTTGAGTTGCTTCTACAAAGCTATCTTGTAGTTTTGACAACTCCTCAATGGATAAAATCTTATTAGACATCTCTTCTCCTATACAATTAAGTTTTTCTTAAGGTACGCTTCTGCCATGTTCTCATCAATACCTTTAAGTCTATCATACACATCAAGGATATAAATATCATTGTTGTAGTTATAGTTGTTTGTGAACTCATAACTATCAAACTTAATGTGCTCAGATAATCCTGAGGCATTTTGAAGAATATGGACTACTTGACCAATAAAGTGGTCACGCATTGGAATGATTGTGTTCTTCATAGCATTATCAATAATACTATAAGTACCAATGTTTGACACAGTTTTATTCAAATCAAATAGTCTAGCAGGTACTCCGAACATTTGACAGATGATAGCAGGAACATACTGTGACAAGTAGTCAAGGAAGTCTGTTGCCTTTGTATCACGCTCAAGCTGTTCTAAGTTTTGGAAATTTCCTGAATATACGATTGCATCATTGAACTCAGTTTCTGAAAGTTTTTCTGCAAATGCGTTCATATCTTCAATAATTTTCTTGTTTCTTTCATCTTTAGCAGTTCTACCCATATCAAGTAGTTCACCACTGCTGAATGATGTACCTTGCTCAACACTCTCTTCAATCTGCTCTTCAAGAGTATCTTTAGCTTGCAAGGCAATAGTACCAATACCATTACGAGAAATATCGTAGTTCATACGGTTAAGAATATTAAGAATAAGCTCAACACGTTTTCTGTCTTTAAGCAAAGGTGACATACAGAATACTTGAGATGTATCAATACGAACACAAGCGAACTCTTTGTCAGTAACAACTAAGACCTCATTCTTGTACTCTTCAGGATTCTCTAGAATCTTTTGAATGTCCTCTGCTGAGTAATCATTTACTGGTCTGTTATTACCAGTCTTTCTGTCATAAGGTGTGACAAAGGTATTTGTGTTTTTAATTAGGTATGTCAAAGTTTGTCTAAGGACTGGCTTCTTAGGGTAATCAATCACACAAGCTAGAATGTCTTTTGGATGAACTCCTACTAGACCTTCACCTGTATTCAATAGACCATAGTAACCATACTTACGATAACCTTTAGCTACTTGCTTCAACACATCATAGTTACGCTGACCATTGAAGTTAAGACCATATAGATAATCTCTTAGAGCCTTATCTTTATCAAAGTTTTCTGTAGTAAGGTAGTTGGTAAACATGTAGTTCACAATATTATCCAAAATGTAATCTACATCAGGTAAGTCTAAAGCTAGTCTTTCAATGTCCTCTAGATTCTCTCCTACAGGAGTTCCTCTAAAGCCTGAACTTTGGAATACTAGTCTGTCCTTATACTCTGCATTAAAATACCTATCCATAGCACAATCGCCACCACACTCATCTTTGCGACATTTGCCACAGCTCATTAGCTACCTCCTAGGTAAAACAGTTCAGCCACATGAAGAGATAGCAATACACTATCCAGTTCATCAGGTGAATGTTTAAGTAATTTCTTAATTTCAGATTTAGGTCTGATTTTAACAAGTCTATCTTCAGGCTTCTGAATCTCAGAAACGAATGACATCTGTCTGCTAATACCATCCCAAACTTTTCTCACAAATGATACCCTTTGTGCTTCCATCATACCTCTTAACATAAGGTGCATCTCTGCTCTTCGGTTAAAGGCATATTCAGCACTAGGGTCTTTTGCAATGACCTTAATCTCTGTAGGCTTACCTCCAAAGTTTATGTCATACACAGGACATTTAAGTTGTCCTGAAAGTCTTCTCATCTTCAGTGGTTGAACAATGTGTGCTCCTCCACCTGCATCTATTCCAATAGCTTTAGCATTAAGCCTATTAGCTAGTGTGACAATATTATTCACTATCTCAATAGCTGTTATACCGTCTATCCACTCAGCAGGCTTAATATCCTTAGTATCCACAACAGTAAAGTGGTTTTTCTTATCAACCACAGATACAGTAACCTGTATACTGTCAGAACCCTTATAGGCACTATCGACTCCAATAAAGAAGTCAAGGTCTTTTCCTCTAGTGTCAAAGCTATCTAGAATATCAGGTGATGAATCGAAGAATGAAGAACGCTCTGTAGGGAACTCACAAAGAAGATTTTCCCTAATGGAGTCTTCAGTAATAGTAAACTGTGACCTCATTAGTTGGTCTTTAGTGTACTTGATACTTCCCTCTTCCATTGCTGTCACAACATCTAACCACATCACAAACTCATCATCTGCTAAGTCCTCATTTACCATGAAGTCATAGAAGTTGTTAAGTGAACGTGGATTAGAGATTAGGTACATAATCAGCTTTCTACCGTCATCCGATTCAAATTCTCTACGACCCATGTGACCTAGGGCAATAGGAGAAATATCAGATGCTTCATCTCCAAACATATTACCACCTCTACCAATGACATGGATTTTAGAGGGGTCAGTAAAATTTGAACCTGCTGATAGACCTTCTAGCTTACCTCCATTCCTAAATGAGAATCCCTCACTTGAGAATGAAGATAAACCACGCTTAAGCCTTTTGTCTACTGCTGTGACATCCTTTTCATCAAAGGATAACATAGCTTTAACATCAGGGTGAGAGTTTACTAGAATCTCTCTAGCGTGTTGAATAATAATTCCTGAATACTCTTGTGTAGAACCTACAGCGTAACAGTTCTCTCCCTCATAGGCAAAATGGTTAGACATAATACCACAGAGGAAGGACTTACCATAACGAGGAGTTGCCACACAGTAACCAGTCTTATACTTACCACTTAGGAAAGCTCCGAATTGTACTGCTTGTGACCACCACAGTTCTAAGTTAAACTCAGATAAGGCTGTAGTGAATCCTAGCTTGTAATACTCAAGCTCTTTTTCAAAACCTTCTCTTTCCCTAATGGTATTCCTCTTAAAGTGCTTAGGTATCTTGCCTTTAACAGCATCCTTAAGTTGGTCTTGAGGAGTTACCTGGTCAAGAAGGATTGATAGTTTTTCCTTGTTGGATAATACCTTACGCTTTTGAGTAAGTGACCCAACATCTGCATCTTGGATGTGCATAAACAATATCTCCTCCAGTATAACTAAGCTCTTCTTCAATATCCACAGAAGGGGCTACGTTAGAAAAGCTCTCTGTGACAGGTATTGTTGTGCCATTCATAGCAAGACAGGTAGGACATGTCTTAGAATCACCAATACAGTTCCAAGTCTTAAGAATTGAGTTCTCAGTGACAATCTCAAATAATTTAGCACTTTCCACAGAAGCTTTTTCAATAAGCATCTGTACTTCACTCATAGCTATTCTGTCTAGCTTGTGTCTGAAGTCTGAAAGTAAGTCATCAATGTTTACTGTCTCTGTGGAATCAATAACCTTAGCCCTTAAGTCTTGTGCATGAGCTTCAAAAATCTCTCTGAGCCTTGAGTAATTACTTCTAGCATAGTTAGTTGTGTTTACACCATTACGAACTTCAATAAGCTCTTGTGGTGTCATATCAACTCCTAGAGAGTCTAAGATATAGTCAATCTCTCCTAGGAATACCTCAGAGTAGGTATCAATTAGGTAATCAATCAAAGCCTCTTCAGCACTAAGATAGTCTCCCATAGTAACAACAGATGTTGCAAACCCTTCTAGGAGACTAACTATTTCATCATAATGCTCTTTGAATAAATCTTCTTTCGGACTGTGTGATGCCATTACATATCTCCAAAGAGTTCATCAAGCTTCTCTTTAGTGTAGTTCTTAAGCTCTTCAATACCATCTTTAGTGTCATGGTTTACATTGACTGTGGTTTGTGTAGCTTTACCTTCGATACGGTCAGCCCATTCTTTACGCTCAACACTATCCTCAAAAGATGCCATAATCTGTAACATAGCGTTCTTAGCGATTGGTGTACATGGAGGGATTTGACTATAGGCATGATAACCTACAGAGTTGATAAGTTCTTCCTCAACATCAATTAAACCCCAACGCATTTGGTAAAGTCTTAAAGAGTCTTCATCAAGAGCACTAAGCTCTCTCATAGTCTCTGAATAAAGTTTAGTCTTAACTGCCATGAGTCATTCCTTTCACAAGATTAAATACTCACACAGAAGGAATCCAACCCTCTTAAATTAAGCATAAGTGTGAACCAAAATTATTAAATAGAGAGATACACCCTACTGGAGTTGAACCAGTATTGACGGATTAGAAGTCCGTTGTCCTATCCATTGAACGAAGGATGTATATGACGGATTTAACCGTCATTTAGTATTCACATGAGTGATACCTATTAACCAAAGTGCATAGTGGGATTTGAACCCACGAAATGTCGTTTTTGCAGAACGATATGTTGAGCCTCTTCATCATATGCACACAAACCTACAGGGAGAAATACTCCCCATAGGAACTGTAAGGAGGTGTCCTCTTATGGCTTCAACCATAAAGCGTACAAGTTAAGTATAACATAATACCTAATCTTTGTCAACACCATACAAACCTAAAAGGATTGCTTCTGCTTCATCATCAGTTGAAACAGATAGACCTTTATCTTCACAAAGGGCTATAGCCTTCTTCTTAGCTTCTGCTCTTTTACCATTCAGTTCATAAGGCTTTCTCCAAACTGTTGGAGGTACTAGAGTCACAGTGCTGTTGCGTAGTTCTCTAATAACCAATCCTTGAACGATACCAAGCATCACAAGTGTCTTTTGGTTTGAAATGACTTTCAATTCCTCAATGAAAACCTTATCAAACTGGCCATGCTTTTCACAGAGAAGTCTGACAAACTCTGCCATATATTGTCCTCTGTCAATATAACTATCCTCATTGCTTGTGATAGTTCCATAGTCAATGATTTTCCCATTGTTTAAAACACAGAAGCCTGAACTCTTTGTAGATAGGTCTAGTGATAAAACTTTAACCATGTAAAAATTATACCACTACCTAATCACTGTGTCAATATTAAAATTTTATTCACCAAAAAATGTTTGCAACTTGATTGCGAACATTTTCTGTTGGTATTAGTCTTAGTTATAAATATATAATAC